GACGGAGAACCGGATCATCGAGCACATTATCGAGGTGCTCGGTTCTGATCCCGAGGTTCCGCCTGGATGGATGCGAGCGTGTCTGAGCGACATGAAGAAGAAGACCCTCAGGGGTAAGGCGAAGGTTGACAATCGTAAGTACACATCTCCTCTGAAGGTGTGTATCGAGTCGATCCGACAGTCAGGCCACCGTGGTACCAGTTCGTTCAACTATCTGATCAATTTGGTGTGTTGGCTCAGCGTCGTATGCCTGGAACCTGAGAAGATGATCGCTCATAAGGGTAGGAAGCTCCCCACGAGGTACTGTTCTGCCTTTGATGGGAAGTGGTACTCCCTCAAGTACTCGTTCGAAGGTGATGACTCGGCGTTGTCGACTACTGAGAAACTCAATGAGGAGTTCGTGGAGCGTTCATGGACATCCCTGGGTTTCCGTATGAAGTTGAACTACGCTGAAAGGTTCTTCACGTTCACAGGCTTTGATTTCCTCCTCTCCCGCGATGGACCGACGGGTACGTTTGTGCCTGAGATACCCCGCAATGTCGCCTCCTCTAGCTGGACCTGCTCCGCTGAGGCTAAGGCGTTTCCCCACAGGATCCACACGATCGGGGCAGCTGCTATGCTCGCTCGTGCTGAGAACTTTGTGGACTGCGGACCCATGAGTAGGTATTTTGCCGAGCTGGGTCTTGCTCATGTGAAGGAAGCCGGTGATTTTTCGATAGAGGGTAATTCAGCTCTGAAGCTGGGAATTAGTCCTTGCCAGTCAGTGCAGGACCGTTTGCATGAAATTAGCCAGGCCGCTGGGGTGATGAGCGAGAGTATGCGGGAGCTTACGGTTGCAACTTTTGGAGGTTTCACGAAACTCCAGGAGGCGAAGCTCCTCTCTTGCGAATTTGACTCCCCTACGGATGAGAGTGCGCGCTACCTGATCCCTACAGTTCTGTGGGATCCTGCAAAGTACGAGCGCGCCCGCCGTTGAAGGCCGGCTGTGTTTCACCGTCAGGACTCGTCGACCGGCTGACGTTAAACAAGTGCGACGTTAAACACGTACAGGTTTTGAGCGGCAGTAATTCAGTTTCACTAAATAGCCTTTGTGCTATCGGGACTCCACTCCCCTGCTGCCGAAGGGGAGGTTTAGAAATCCGTGTGCGCCATCATCAGTATTGGGCGTGATTGTGGTGTGGGAGGTACCTGAGCACAGGATATCGCAAGTTACCGCGAACTCCCACGTCCGTAGGGCGGCGATACCCGAAGGAGTGACCTTATGGTTCAGTAGGCGTGCTCTGCAC